TCAACTGGACAGGGATTTTTCGGCCCCGCGACAATGGGACGACTGCTTCTTCAGGGTGGAGGATAGACGGGATGCCGCCAGAGATGTTCTGCGTACCCTCGGAGAAGTGCCGGGCATTCTTGAAGATGTCCGCCGCGACGGGTTGATATTTGACCGCCGAGCCGGAATAACCGCCCTCAGATAAAGACCCGCTAATAACTTGCGCACCCATACTAAGAAACGGCCCAACACCGGGGATCATGTTGAGGAGCGGGGACGCCATCCCGAGGAGATCGCCGACTCCGCCGCCTCCGCCGCCACCAAACATCCCCATGATGCCAGAGAACATGTTTTTGAAGAGCCCACCGCCTTGTCTGAAGACGCCCATGAGGTTGCTCAAGAAACCACCACCTTCACCACTTTGCGAGAAGATGCCTCCGAGACGATTGAGGAAGCCGCCACCTCCTTGAGACCCTTGGAACACGCTTCGCGCGCTCTCCGCGAAGTCCTGACCCATAGAGCTGCCTGCGGAGTTGCCGCCTTGGTTACCACCGAACAACCTCTGAAGGAAGTTCCCGCCGCCCTGACTTTGTTCTTGGTTCGCACCACCAAACAAACGACTAAGGATACCTCCCGAGGAACCACTAGATCGTGCTTCTTGTTGATCAGGAGCATCCCCAAGTCCCAACATATTAAGGAACGACGCAACCATCTTATGAGACATCGCACGGGCGATATCAGCTAGGATGGATTGAGTCAGGTCGCGGAAGCTGAGCTTCCCACTCGTCGCCATCTCGGCGAACGCATCGCTGATTTCGTCGCTGATCTTATAGCTGATATCATCTAGAATTTCATCAAATGTAGCAGCATCTTCGATGAATCTGGCAAAACCAGTCCTTTCGGTGTTCGCGTTATTCAGGTCGTATATAAGAGCGACTTGTTCGCGGAGTTGTTCGTTGTTGATGTCGTGAAGCTGAACACCAGCGGCGACGAGTTCATTGACACGGTTACGGGTGTCGATCTCAATCTGACGCTCGCGTTCGCCCATCCGTAGAAGCTCGATCTCACGATCCATATCACGCTGCATAGCAGCCATCGGATCGCGAGCGTTTCGCGTGGTGGTTTCGAGACGCGCCAAAGCTGATTCATATGCTTCGGTGCTGGGGATAACATCCATTGCGAGCGCTAGCGCGAGCGACATTTGGCTCTCCGCATACTCCCTCTGCGCAGCGCCCAGAGGGTCGTATTGATCGTAGACGCCTTGGAGGCTGTCGCGAAGCTGTTCAAGCTGACGATCCGTCTCTGAGTTGTCGCCCCCATCGCCCGTATCGCTATCACCGTTTCCACCGGGTGGAAAAAGGCGGTCCATGAGGGACGGCTCGCCATCGCCCGTATCGCCCGGTCCTTCGGGCGTAGCTTCGCGGTCGCGACGTTCGCCGCGTTCTACCGCTAAATCCATGATATCAGCCGCCATATCGCCGTACATTCCACCTTCAGCGAAGTTGTCGGTATTCCAGATTTCAGCAAGTCGGTTTTTAGTCTCTTCTGCGGTTTGAACAAGACTAATCATACCGCGTCGAGCCATACTAAATCCGTTAAGCTCACCAAGATGAGTAAAAGCCTGCCCCATATCACCTTCTTTGACGCTATCAATCAAATCGACAAGTGGTCCGTAGGCAGCAATAGCGGAGTCGACAATTCCTTTGAAGACCGCTACCATAATGGTTCTTAAAGAATTCCCCCAGTTAATGAAGAAATTAATCAGACCACGCATAAAATTTACTACATCACCCCAACCAATGTTGATGTTATCGAAAGTAACACCAAACTGATCGCCAATGAAGCCTAATACGTCATTACCAAAGTTTTGAAGAATGTTGAAGAAGTTTGAGGCTTTTTCTGTGACATAGTCCCAAGTACCGCCGATGATATCACCAATCTCAGCGGTGCGTCCAGCGAGTGTTACCGTCTCTTCTCGGTTCTTCCAAAGCCAATGCGCCATCGTCGCTAGGCCAGCTACAATACCGATTAACGGGATCGCACGCATCGCGAGTCCGAGCATAGTCGTGGCCCCGGTCATAGTTCTCAGCCCGACAATCATATTTCTGATAGGGCCGATCATATTTCTCATCCCGCCAATCGCAGTTCTGATAGAGCCGGACATGGAAATCATTGCCCCGCCCATACCCCAAAGCGTACGGACGAAGACAACCCAAACGACCCCTTCGGCGATCTTCCGGAACATCTCAATGTTCTCAAGGACATAAACGACACCATCACCTAGCTTGTTGATCGCAACAGCAAGGTCTTCGCCAAGCGTCTTGGCGAAGTTTTGGAATGCCGGGGAGCCCATCACGTCGGCGATGCGATTCATCTGCGTACCGACCGCGTCCATGAAACCCGCCTCACCGACCGTCTTCCGGAAAAGGAAGAACTCGGTGCGGAGCGTTTTAAGTGCGGTGTCCGGTCGACGCAGAGCCGCCTCAAGCTCAGAGCCGTAAGTCCTCATCAACTCTTCAGCAAACGCCGGAAGGATCTCTTCAGAAAGAACCTTACCTTGCCTCAGAAGATCGTTAAGCGCGGCTTCAGGTCGTTCCACCTCTTCTGCAATGAGACCAATGTTTTGTGCAGCACGGGCCATCGCAGAGAAAGAACCCGGAAGGCGTTCCGAGAGCTGTCGACGCAGTTCTTCACTTTGGACTGTGCCTTTAGACACCATCTGTTCAAGCGCTAGGAACGCAAGTTCAGCGTCATGAGCGCTGGCACCAATTACCGTCAAAGCGGCTGAGGTTGCGGCGTAAACTTTTCGTGTGTTCTCTGTACTGAACCCTGCCATCTGCGCAGCGACAGAGAACTTTGAGTATCGGGGCAGCATAACGTCGAGTGCTTGTCCAGTCTCTCTCGCAAGCTGTGTTGTAAACTCAAATTCTTCGTTCGCACCTTCTACGCTGCCAGTGACAACTCTGAACGCGGTCTCAGCCCGCAGCGCCGCCGTGTTGGCTGTCCATAACTGACGAGAGAACTCTGCCACCGTGAGCGAGCCCAGAAGGGTGCGCAGCATGGAACCGGCCTGATAGGACGCAGAGAACGCGTTCTCCATCCCTCGCGCACCATTTGCGGTGTTCCGGAACGAACGCGCTGCACGACCCGCATTTGACGGGATGCGACGGAATAGCTGATTGGTACGGGACAGCGTCCGGTTCGCACGGTTAGACGCTACGGCGATCTGGTTCATCGCCTCAGCAACAGCGCGCACATGGCGAGGAGCCCGGATGTTGTCGAGCATCTTCAGGAATCCGCGCAGGTTTTCCGTCTGCGAGCGGGACGGCGCGCGGAATTTCGAAAAGACAGCGGAGAGTTGGGAATAGCCCGCCATGTTCCCGCGCGGGGCGCGAGCTGATTGCATGACGAGTAAGAATCCTTTGAAGCGCTCAAGCTTCCCGGAAGACGGGATACGCATACCGGACAGAATTCTCGACATGTCGCCAAGGGACGACAAGTTAGAAGGGGCGCGGTATTGACCGATTGCTAAAAATAGATCGCGGACGCCTTTGACTTTGCGTTCAGAGGGAGCCTTGAACGTAGACAGGGTCTTTGCAAGGTCAGCAAAACCGCCTACAGACCCGTTGATGCCACGAAAAGACTTCACAGCGTCAGAGAGGCGCGTGAGGTCCTGAAGCTTCTTATCAGAGGGAACCCGAAGGGATTTGAGTGCGTCCGCAAACTGGCGGAAGTTCCGAGCACCCTTACCGACGTTCTTGAACGACTTAAGAGAGCTTTCGAACTTGTTGAGCTTGGACGCATCGAGCTTGTCGACCGCGCCGCTCAGAGTGCGGAATTCACCGCCCAGTTTGCGGACGTCACCATTTGCGGCACGCTTGATCTTACCCATGGCGGCGATGAACGACCGCGCGCCCGCCTCGGCTTTAGAGGCGTCGATATTTAATCGAAGGGTATGGGTTTCACCGCTCACTTCTTACTCCGCCTACTAGGGTTGGAAGTCTTGCCCGTTTTTTGTTTTTCTTTTTCTCGGACTTCGCTGACGTGTTCAAAGAACGCGTCATCCAGAGCCATAATAAAGCGAGAGAAGTCTTCTCTAGTCTGTGAGACCTTTATTCCGTATAGTTCACAGTATGCGAGAATATCAGACGGCGTTATTGCGAGAGGACCATTCATCCCCTCTCCCCGCCTTGAATGTAGGTGTTGAAACCCGTTCCAAACCCAAACGACGTCGTCGAATAGTTTTGGTTTTTCGGAGACCGACTTGGCCTTGATGCCTTTTTCTTCCTGAATAGCCTCAAGCCACGAAGCGTGCTTTGATTGTGGCTTTAGGCTCCACTTCAGGAAGTCCGTTAGTTTTTTTCCGCTTCCCGGTCGTCGGCTTCCTTGAACAGGTCTTGATCGGAAGCGGCGACGGCGATTGCATCGCGGAAGTTCTTCAGGCGAGGGTCACTGAGGGTGTCGACCTTGGCTTCGAACGTGTTGGGGATCTGCTCACCGTCGCGGGTTTGAAGGCCCGAACCGCGCCAGTCAGCGATCACAGCGTCAGCCATCACTTTGACGGCGATCTCGTTGGCGATCTCTTCGGGAAGGTCACGGCCCGAGCGCGAATAGTGGACGTGGGGAGCGCTGAAACGTTTGTGCGACTCACGCACTGGTTGGGAGTTCATCCGGCGAACTTTCACTTCGATGTGAGGGCCGAAATTAACCCAAACGCCGTCGCTCTCGCGGGACGGGTCAGATTCATAGATGTCGTAAAGGGTGCTCATGGTGGTATAAGTCCTGTCAGGGTTAAGGATGGGGAGGAGAGGACCCGACCACCTCTCCCCCCCGTTCCGCGCGGAACGCCGCGTTCGTCTTTCGACGGGTCGGGTTATTCTAGTTGACTGTGGGGGTTTACCGTCACGTCAGATGACGTTAGAAGGCAGCAATCGGATGGATCGAGGAGAACCGGTCGATCTGAAGCGTGCAGTTGGTGGTCGGGTCACGCTTCGCTTGCCATTCCATGTTCTCGGTCACGTCTTGATCGATGCCGCCCGGAGCGACCGTGTCAGAGGTGATCACAGCGGCAGGAATAGTGAAGTGATAGGTGTTGCCGTCCACGTCGGTGTAGGGCCAGTCGAAGGAGACCGTATCGTGATCAAGGAAGTGTTGGAACAAGATACCGTCTTGGAAGTATGCCGTGATGCCGCCAGAGACGTTCAGGCGACCAGAACCGATGCCACGGGCGTATTCAGAGCCGACCGCAGTCTGAGCACGAAGGTTCACTTCAGCGCTGAAAGAAATCGATTGAACAGCCGTCGCGAGTTCAGAGCCGTCTTTGCGGATCGCGCCGACGTTGGTAGAGGCGTTGGTGATGCGGGTCTGAGCGGCGTTCACCGGAGTGTACGGCGCAGCGCCCAGAAGCGGGCTCTGGCGGATGTCAGAGGCGCGACCGGTGTAACCGAAGGAGCCCGTGATCTTGGACTGTGCCGACGTCTCCATGGAGAACGTACCAACGCGCAGACCGTCGCGGACGAAGTATTGGTTCACCGTGGCGTAGGCTTCTTCGACCGTGAAGGATCGATACACCATATCGGCTGCGTTGCCCGGATTGCGGAGCATCGAAGACTTGATGGTGATCGGCGCACCGGTGACAGTAGCGATATCTTCAGCGACAGTCACTTTGTCGGACGTCAATCCAGTGATCGTGAAGAAGCCGCGCGCGGTTTCGTCGCCACCAGAAAACTCCGACACGGTGGCGTCAGCGGAGGAGATAGAGCCGCCCGTGACACGAAGGTTACGGATCGTCACAGTACCGGTGGAGGCTTTCGCGGAAACAGAGAGCTTGCCGTATACGCGTTGTTCGTTGATCGCAGCAGCGAGGTTAGCAGCCGAATCAGCGAGAGCGGAGCCCGGAGCGACGGCTACCGCGCCGAACGTAACGGCGGTGCCGAATTCGAACGTCACAGACCGTTTGCCATCGGAGATAACGACTTTGTCACCAGCTTCAGCGGGTGCGGCGAACTCGACGGAGCCTTCTTCGAAACCAGCACCCTCGACGAACAGACGTTGACCGATGAAGAGCTGACCCGCAGCAATCGACGAAGCGAATGCATTGGTCGAATTGGAGTCGATAGCGCGCTCACCAGCGGTGCCAAGGCGAAGGTTGGTGTTATTCAGGAAGAGAACGTCGTTCGCATCAGAAATACGACCGTTGTCGTTTCCAGCTTCCACGGTGCCGGTCGTGTCGGTGAATGTGATCGTGGTCGTGTTCGTCGGCGAATCGAAAGCGACGGCGGAGATTTGGAAGTAGTTGTTGTTCGTCGGCGTCTTGAAGCCGCTCGTCAGGACCCGGCGACCAGCCGTGAAATACGGGGTTAAATCACCACCGCTAATCGTGACCTCGTCGGTCGCGGTGAACGACACGATGGAACCATAGAAGGTGTCGAACGTCATCGGGCGAGACCAAGCGCCGCGGGTGACCGCCGAAAGCTCTTCGTCGACAGTACCAGCCGCGAATTCGAAATTGATGTCGCCGCCAGTCGCTTTACCGACTTCGGAGATGTCTTCAACCTGACCGTCGTCGCGAATCTCTTCGCTCTCAGAGGTCTCTTTCGAAGCGCCGATGCTGGACGAAGTAAAACGCCGGGCGCGCGTCACGCCGGTCGAAGGGATGCTACCCCACTCGTTTTCGAGAAGAGTTCGAATGGATACGCTATTTGACTCGGCAAACTGCACGGGTTGCCTCCTAACTTGGTGATTGTTGGGGTATTGGACCGGTCACTCACCGAGTTTTGCGGCCCGCGCGTTCAATGACGAATAGGGCCTCAGAGGCCCTACATTTGTCACGAAAGCTAACCCAAGGAGCCGAAAATGTCAATGCATATGACGCTACGGCTCACGCTATTACGCGTTCGTGTAGGTATCTCGTAGATATGGAATGCGGGCGGCTACACGAAAGCTCTCACCTTGGACGCCTAGCTGTTTGATCTGAGGGACTTTGAAAGTAACGTCATGGTCCGGCGCGATGGAGATTTCTTCACTGTCGAAGATCGAGGCGACTTTTTCAGCAATCTCTACAGCCTCACCCGCGCCAGTGTCGACCGTAACAATGATATCGATCTGGATAATGCCCGGAAACCGTTTAACCTTTCGACCACCAATACTTGCCGTGAACGAGTCTTCATCGACATATGCAAGGCTGGCGACGCGCCCCGTGGTGCCGTCTCTATACGGCGTGTTCGGGAAATTCACTGGAATGTCTGGGTAGTCCTGACCGAACTTTGCGGCTAGGTCACCTTCTACCCGAGCGCGGAATTGATTGAACGACATTAGATGGTCCCCGATGCGATACGTGCCGAGAGAGCTTTAAGAGTGATCCCAAACATACCAGCCGGGGAACGGGACCTATCTGGCGACGGGAGCAACCCGTATTCAAGGTCTTTGATCGTGTCGGCGACGTTCGTCAGGACGAAATTACGGTAGGGGTTTTTGAAGTCCAACGCCAACTTCGACCGAGTAGGACGACCCTCGTTAGCGGGTCGTCTAGGCTCCGATCCAAGCGACATAGAGTTGGTCGGGCCGGGAGGCATGGTACCC